AAATCTCTCATTGAAATAGTTCAATATCGTTTTCTTGTCTGCCATAATCAACCAAGTTCTAAAAGTTCAGGATTCTCATGTATATTTCCGAGTAGCTGAGGATCTGCGACATCATTTCCCTCATAGTTGCCATCATTGCACTCTATTTGGTATTTTCCGTATTCGTCAGACCATCGGATCACTCCCACATGATGCTTCATTCTCTTGCGATCCCTCTCATTGAAAGCCCAATCATCGAAAGCGATGATATCGCCATCATAGAGTTCGCCACACTTCAATGGATTCCATCCCGTAAATTGACCTACGGTATCAGGATCCACCTTGACCTGAGATCTATAACTCCCATCCTCATTATACTGATGGATGACCATTATATCTTCCCTCGGTCTTGTTTCCAAATCACCAAAGACGAATTGCCCCGTCTTTATATCCTTTCCCCTGAATTTGATAATCCTTTTCATTTCTTCTTAGGTATTTTGATTCCAAAAATCTCTGCTATCTCTTTAAGGTTCCCTACCAACTTCCCATATCGGGTGGTTATCTCGGTTCCCTGAATCAGGACATGGGCTGCACCATTGATGGTTATCAGCTCCTTCGTATTGCAGTACTTCCAGTTCTTCTTCGGTTCATCATCCTTCTGATAATCCACAAGAAAACTATTCTTCTCGATGGTGATGGTGATAACCTCCTTATCGGGTTTCGGGATATTATCGAGATACTCATCCACGATGGACTGATTCTTTCTCGCCTTTGCCTGATCCCTCTTTTCCTTGGTCTGCTTCGCCACGCATTTCTTGCAGCGATGCTTATAGGACTTCGAGAACTCCGACTCAGGCAGGATCCTACCGCAAACCTCGCATTTCTTATTGATCTCCATCTTCCAAATCCTCTATTTTATGAATATACTTATCTTTCCTGATGAAAACACTCATGATAGCCACGATACCCAAGAAAAGGGTTATCAGCAGCACTATTGCAATCCTAATTATCTCCATCGTTCTCCGTCTCATAATCATTCTCAGGATTCACGATCTCAAAGATCGGCATCACCTCATCATTACCGAAGATTGAATCATCCATATAGGCGAAAGATCCGTATCTGTGCCCATCCTCAGCGATCTTTGAATCAGAGCTCCAAACCATGATATTCTCCTTATGCTTATAGGAAGATCCTCTCTCCCTATACTCGGCATCGAATACCTGACCTTTCTTGATCGATCCATTATCATACAGAGCCCTGATCTTGAACTTTGGCTCCATTCCCAGCACCACCATTGCCTCGTAGTCAGGAATATCCTCCACGCATCGATATCCCCTCGATATCCCGAAGTTCACCACGATACGAACCTCTGAATCTGATAAGGCATGATTCCCGATTTTCAGGAATCCCTTCAGGTTCCTTTTCCAAAAGATCTTCTTAAAACCCTTCAGATTTGTTTTCATTTTCATTTTTGTTATTGACATCTTCTTATATTTTTACAACTTTAATTGCAGCTAATTCTCCTTCATATCCTCTTTCTCTGATTTCTTGAAAAATTTCATCGTCAGATAATAGTTTTGATACTTTACATGATCTTCTTCTGATTTCTTGAATTAAATCTTCTTCTGAGTAACTTTCCAATAATTTAGTTATGGGATCTACCTTATAAACTCCAGTGGTTCCATTCTTTAATCTACCATGCTCTTTATCACACTCTTTGCAATATGTTTGCAATCCATCCTTATGATGAGAACATGGATAGAACTCTGTTTTTGATTTTATTTTCCCACATTTCTTACAATATTTAACTCCTTCTTTATGGAGCTCTCTCATTTGCCCATATTCTGATTGGCATTCTCTGCACCATGATTGGAGTCCATCCTTATTTGTACTATGTTTATTATACTCTGATGTTGGTAATTCTCTACCACATCTTTTACAGATTTTTGTTTCCATTGCGTTGAAATTTTGATTTTTATGCGATTTGGGAGCGTTTCTCGAATTCACCCTTATAGTTATCCACCTGAAGGGAGCAAACCGATCCTTACCCCGTTTCTGTGCGAATTAACCCCTATATGAGCCGTTATAGAAGATTATCCTCTCCATCATCTCATTGAATCGGTCTGCGATCCGATCCCCGTACTTCTGCCTGATTTCCTCAGGCTTCAGGTTGGTGGTGACGATGGTTAACAACTGCTCATCGTAGCGGTATGAGAGTAGATCGACTACGGGATTGAGGATATTTCCATAATCCATGACCTCTGCGGGTTCCAATCCCATATCATCGATTGCGAGCATCTTCTTCGAGCGGATCTTCTCGAACTTGGCAAAATCATCCTTACTGAGCCTTGCGATCTCCCTCGCATCGATCCTGAATACCGTCATGGTCTCATTGTAGGCATCCTTCATATCGAGGAAGTTGATGAGTGATCGGATGGCGAGCATGAGGGTGGTCTTACCATTACCTGGCACTCCGCAAAGGAGAATCCCGAAACGATCCTGCTTGGTGAGCCATCTTGCAGCCTTGGCGATCTGCTTTTCAAGCTCAGGATTCGGATTGAATCTGCGATGCCGGTACTCCACCTCAGCCATATAGGATGCCGTGAGCATATCGATCACCTGAGATTCCTCATAGGGGAGCCTAAAATTCTCCCTCATAATCCTCCCCTGAAGAAGCCGTGACTTCAGATCCTCTACGTTTATTTTCATCCCCTTTTCTATTTGCAGCATTTTCATTCTCCTTTTTTCCGTTAGACAATCTTATTCTTAGCCAATCATGGAAATGCGATCTTATATCATTTAGATTCTGATGTTCGGTTCCCTTGCATCCGATTTCGAGATAGAAGTCATCAAGCCATTTCCTGACCTCATCGACATCCTTCAGGGAGAATCTCATCGCAATCAACTCAAGCCAAGTTTGTGAATTTTTCAGTTCTTCGATGAACTTTTGCTCGGTTTCCCCTATATGAGAGAGAGAATATATATTATTTATATTATTTATTAAAGAAGGTTGCGATTGGTTTTGCGCTGGTTTTACGATTGTCTTTACGCTTCCTCCCATATCTCCCTGATTCTCAATAACTTGGTTTTGCATTGGTTTTGCGATTGGTTTTGCGATTGGTTTTGCGATTTTATTTTCGGTTTTGCGATTGCCTCTACGCTTACCACCATAACCATTTGATTCTGAGATACTTGGTTTTGCGATTGGTTTTGCGCTCAACTGATACTCGTCATAATTGACGATAGTGATGCGAGTCCAATGCGTGTTCCCCTCGATCCTAATCATCCCATCACCCTCCAGTTTCCTCAGGAAACGATGGATGACATGATAGTCCGCTTTCCATTGCCTTGACAGTCCGCTCTGAGTGGTGATGAGCTGACCCCGACCACAGAAGATATTCTGCCCTGAGATAAACTCAGTTGATGGCTCGAAATTTGCCGTGATGATGAGATCAATCCACCATTTCAGCCTCTCAGGATCCTTCCAAATCCAATGACCCTTGATAGCCCTTGATATCAATATCCATCCACTCATTGCCATGATTCTAATTCTTCATTTTGATAAATAGAGTTTAATATGGTACCTTATCGAGAGTGATTTCAAACCCCGCCTTGGCGATATGGGTAGGCTTCCCCGAAACGCTGCTCACCTCATCCACGAATGCCTCAGGATCGCTATTATTCCCTGAGAGATGGATCAGGATGATCTCATTCACCTGAGAGAGGTCGTTAGCCATGAGGATATCCTTGGCGGTGGAGAGTTCCATATGCGAGTGAAGGAGCCTATCCTTCATCCCTGCTGGGGTGATCCCGTTCTCGATATTGTAATCCAATACATCATCCGAATAGTTAGCCTCGATCATGATATGGTTCAGGCTTGGGATCCTATACTCCAACATCATCGTATCGGTGATGAAAAGCAGCTTTCCCATTTCCTGATGCTCAATGATGAAGCCGAGGCAGGGGACATCATGGGCTACGCTCAGGGCATAGACCTTGAATCCGCCCACGATATACCCGTGCTTTGGCTCGATCTCCTTACAGAAAACCCGATTCCTGACATTGTGCGACTCGAACACATCCTTCAATGCGAGGATCCTGATCCCTGATCGGAGGGCATCATTGATATACTTGGCATGATCGTTGTGGCGATGACTTATCAGGCATCCCCTGACCTTCGATAGATCGAATCTGAGAGCCTTTTTCACCTCCAATGGGGAAATACCCATCTCGATTATTAAAACCCCGTCAGAGGCTTCCAAAAGATAGCAATTCCCGCTCGATCCTGAACCAAGACATCTTAGCTTCATACCGATGATGGTTTAGTATGGATCATTATTATTCTTCTCGGCTTCAGCCTTAGGCTCTGCCTGATCCGTAGCCTGAGCAGACTCAGGGACATCGGTCTTGATCTCTCCAGTCTCGGTATCGACATTCTCATATACCTCATCCTCGGTCTTGATTTCCTCGGCATTGGCATTCTCCGCAATGATGGTGTTGCGTGAGATCTCAGGATCCTCGATATCATGAGCGAGTGCGCCCTGCATCTCGACAGAGAGATAGCCGTACTTAGAGAGAAGTCTGCGGATGACGGTCTTCAGAGCCATATCATTGAAGTTACCCTTCCATCCGACCTCGGTAGAGACCTTTCCCGACTGGGCATCCTTGATGAGCTGCGCCTTGGATGGCTTATCCTTACCCTTGAAGGATGGGGAGTATCTCAGGGCATAATCCGCCATATCCTCGATACTGACATAGAGGGTCTTGTTGAATCCGTTCAGCAGCTCGAAATAGCAGAAATAGCCTACGATCTTATCTGACTTCTTCTCTCCATCGAAAGCGATCTCACCCGTGAGCTTCGATACCTTACGAACCTCACCCTCATAGACATAATCCGCATTGATGGTGCGATACTGACCCGTGCGCATTGCGAGTTGGATATAGCCCTTATAGCCAGGTACGAATGTGGGGGTAGGAACCTTGTGCCACTCTCCCTTATCATCCTTGACCGAGTTATTGAATACGATGATATAGGCGAACCCGAGAGCCTTATTCAGTGGGAGCTTCAGGGTCGCTGCCCTGAGAGCTTCCGTGATGATGGCTGCTGGCTTGCATTTCTGCAATGCCTTATCACCCGTAAAGAGATCGATGAGCGATGCCACGAAAGCATCCTTATGCTCACCGAGAGCGTTCTTGAACTGATCCTGAACCGATGGAGCGTTTATGACCGATTTCATCAAGTCGATAGGTCGCTCCGTGACCTTTGCGATTTCGTTTGCCATAATAGTACGTTGAAATTAAAATGATTAATATTATTCAACCCTGAGGGTCTTATCTGTATCTGTAACCACCAATCGGATGATCTGAGAGTCCGATGGGATGATCTGATTCACCGACTCTGCATTATCTATGAAGATCGGTGCGGTCATTCCCAAATGCCTGCAAATGGCATTGATGATATCTATTCCCGCATTGATGCGCCTTGCATCGTTCAGGACTGAATATGGGACTCCGTTCACCGTAGCCTCGCAGGTCTCGATCTCATCCCCGTTGACCTGAGTCTCGAACATCTTGAATCTCACCATCGAGAATAATCCGTTGATTCGGCTCTCAATCGCCTCCACCTTAGCCTTTCCGAACTGCAGAATGGTGAACTCGATACCCTCCAGTGCGGCATATTCCTCGGTTTGGGTCTTGTACTGAACCTCCAATTCCTTGATGCGAGCTTCATTCTTCTCGATCTGATCCTTCTTCGATAGACGGGCTTTCATGGCATCTATATTCTCAGATAGAGCCTTTCTCTGAGCGCAAAGCTCGGAGTTGTCTATCTCGGTGACTGGAGTATCAACGATGGACTGCAGATCCTTCTCCTTGGCGATGAGATCCTGATATTCTGCATCCCCCTCGATGATCGGGGTGATATCGGGCTGGGTCAGCTCCTTTGAGAAAAGAGGATCAGCCTTGATGGTCTCCACGGTCTTGACTAACTCATCGATCTTTGCCTGATTCTCAGCGATATGATTCTCGATGATCTCGATCTGATGCTTGACGAACTTTCCCTGAGAGATATTGACCTCCAAATCCTTCGCATTCTTCTCATTGAAGTTCCGTCTCATCTCATCCTGCTTCGCCTCGATCTCATCGATCTCGAATCTGCGCTTGCAGGTCGGGCAGATGAAATCATCCTCATCGAAATGGATCTCACGGATCTTGATCTCCTTATAGACCGCAAGGAGATCCTCCCTATGCTTCTTCAATCGGGAAAGATCCTGATTGTCGGCATCCATCTGAGCATTCAGGGATTTACGGCTCTCATGGGCATTACGGATCTTCTCCGATAGCTCCATCTGTTTCATCTTCTCATCATTGAAATCCTTCATGGCATCGAGCTTGAGTGTGGCGATCCTACCGTTCACCTTCAGCTTGATATCATTCAGCTCCTTGACCTTCTTCATCCGATCATCATTGGCGGCATTCGCTGCCTTGACCTTATCGGTGATGAGAGCCTCGATCTCCGCCATCTGTTCCTGATCTGACTTGATGGATCTCTCCAAGGCATCCCAATCCTCCGCCTGAGGGATATCACGCTTTCTCTCATCGATACGCTCAGGAATACCCTCGTATTCTGCCTTGATGCGGGCTTTCTTGGCTCGGATCTCCTTCTTATACTCTTCCATCGTCTTACCCGTGATATCGCTCAGGAGTTTCTCGAAATCCTTATTACCCCTTGCGATATCCTCATCGGAGATATCCCCTGCCATACGGAAAAGCATATCCCTCTGAGAATTTGGGTGCTGGGAGGTGAAATAGGTCGGTGATGTGATGAACTTGAACGATTCCTCAGAGCAGATGGCTCCGATCTTCTCATTCCATTCCTTCAGGTTGCAGGGTACATCGTTATAGAGCCTTTCTTCCTCATTACCCTCGAAACGTTTCTCCGCCTGACCCTTGGGCTTCACCCATTTCTCGTTGAACCTACGGCAAAGGGTGATCTCCTGTCCGTTCAGGATGAGGGTTGCAGACACCTCATGGGGGATCTGAGGGATGATCTTCCCCTTATCATCGAGGGTCTTCAGGTCAAACTTCTTTCGGTCTTTGGAATCCTTGCCGAAAAGGAGCCATGTGAAGGCATCGAAGATGGTGGTCTTACCCGTTCCATTCATGCCATAGATTGATGTGATCCCATCCTTGAAATCGATGGTTACATCTGCTGCACCCTTGAAATTCACAAGGTGCATCTTTCTTAAAACTAAACAATTCATAATGCGTTGAAATTATTGGTTTAACACTGTGTACGTAGTAGCCTTGGCGGAGATCTCCTTATTGGTCGGGATCCTCTGAGAGCATTGCCATTCCTCGATCTCCGATTTCCTGAAATAGGTCTTAACTCCCTGCTTATAATGGGGGATAGCCCTCTCCGATACAAGATGCCTGACCCTACTCTCAGAGAGATTCAGCATCATTGCCACCTCGGAGGTATCCAGTACATTCTTGGAACCGATCAGAACCATCCTCTCTATACGGGTCAGCCTTTCCTCTATATTCATTTAGCCGCCTCCTTATTGATAAGTTTCCCGAACCATGAGATAACCAAGAAATACACTCCACCGAAAGCGATGGCAGAGATCAGCTTAGAGAGCAGGAAAACGCAGATCCATTCAAACCATGCGAGATCATCCGAGGGAACTCCGAAAAATCCCACGATACCTACCGAAAAGAGGATATAGATAACCAAGATCCTCATGATCGTCTTCAAATCATTCTTCTTCATGATAATGCCATTTTAGGGAATAAATCATCTACACTCACATTGAATTCCTTTGCGATGATGCTCTTTGCAAGCTCATCGGGGGTCTGTCTGCCTGAGAGCCACATCCTGACCGTCAATTCCTTGCGGTGGGTGATCTCGGCAACCTTAGAGATGAAAAGCTGGGCGGCGGTGGGCTTCTGCTTCTCATCCTCATAGAGCTGTTGGAAAGTTTTTTTTGCCATATTCACACTTTTTACAATTAAATATTCGCTTATTAAGCACTAATTTTATATATTTGCAGCCAAATTCTTTATTGTTGGCTCAATAACTTTAAGTATTGTGCTGCAAATTTAGAACAAATATCTTAGAGCACCAACGAAATTATTAGATTTCTGCTCTAAATTAAGTTTTTTTAATAAATGGGCTATGGATGCAAAGGAAAGATTGATGCAACTGATTGATGCTTTGGGAATTTCAAAATCCGAGTTCGAGAGGAATTGCGGACTCTCGAATGGTTATTTGAATAGCATCAGGACGGGGATCGGTTCTAAGGGTCTTGCTCTAATCCTTAGTGCTTATCCCCAAGTGAACAAAACATGGTTGGTATTCGGTGATGGTGAGATGTTCGGCGGTGATCCTGAATCCGCCTCCGAAGTTCCCCATGATCGGGAATCGCTCGGAGGTGAGAATAATACTCAGGTCATCGGGAACGGCAACCATGTAAACAACCCAACCACCTTGGATAAGGCGATTGATGAGATCGCTGCTCAGAGGAAGGTGGTGCAGAAGTCTCAGGAACAGATCGACAGATTATTATCTATCATAGAGAATATGAATAATAATAAATAGGAATATATGAGAGTCAATATAGAGGAATTCCAAAGGAACCACGAACCGAGTTTAATCCCTGAGGATATCATGGATCAGTTCACCCGATGCTTCATAGATGGGGAGACTGAGACCGATATCAGGGACACCATCGAGGATGAAATGAAGCTCAGGGAGATATATGCCCGCCATCCTGAACTCAGACCTCAGGATGACTGGGAGATAAGATCGCTATTCTCCTTCCTGACCGATCTCATGAAGTCGTCAATCAGGAAAGAGGATCTTCTTTCGGAGAAAACGGATGAGCTGCTGAGAAAGACCGGCATCATCCTTGACAGATTTAAGGTAGAGAACCGCCCTACGGATGAGATCGAATATATCTATGATACCATCCTTTGGCTAAAATCGGAGGTCTTATGAATAAGCATGGCTACGCACTGGGATTCGCCATGATAGGCATCGGGATCGGTGCTTATTGGGTGACTGAGAGCAATAGTCCGACCATCTTTCCCGTCATCATCGGGGGATGCCTCGGAATCTTCATCGGGTATTTCGTTGCAGGATTGGTGGAGCAGATGAGAAATAGGGATGAATCATGAGTAAGCCGAGAAAATATTCAGATAGCTCCCTCATGGTGATGGAGCGTTTCTTTCAGGCATTCGAGATCTGCCGAAAGATGAAGCTCATCGGATCCGTGACCGACTTCTGCAAGGATCACGGGATCGACAAGGCGCATTTCTATACGCAGAGGAAAGAGCCGAGCAGCGGCTTCTTTCAGGTGGGATGGATCGTACCCCTCATCGAGGACTGCAAAATATCAGCCCATTGGCTCATGACGGGTAGGGGAGAGATCTTTCAGAATGAGAAAAAGGAAAGGGAGTCCGCATAGACCCCCTTTCCTTTTGCGTGAGCGCACGAAAATGATCTTACCCTTATAGTTTATCATCCTGATCCTGATCCGCAGTCTCAGGGGATTTCTCAGGGTTCAGGATATTTGGGATATTCGATACCGCCCTCTGCTTATTCTTATCGAGTACCTTCACATAGATCTGAGTGGTGGAGAGCTCACGATGCCCCAGCAGCTTCGAGACCGTATATATATCAGTTCCGAGATCGAGCATCATGGTCGCAAAGGTATGGCGGGCGCAATGGAACGATATCTTCTTGCGGATCCCCGCCTCATAGACCCATTCCTGAATAGCCTTGTTCGTGCATGATGGTGAATGGATATCCTCGAAGATATGATCCTTCGGATCCTTCGGTTCACCCATGAGATCTGCCGCCTGAGGGGTGATATCGAGATATTCCTGCCCATCGGTTTTCTTCTGCCTGAAGATAATGCGGGTGAATTCACCCTGACGATGGATATCGCCCCATGTGAGCCTCAGGACATCGCTCCGCCTGAGTCCAGTCAGGCATGAGAAAAGGAACGCATCCTTGATCCTCGGATATTCGCAGTCCGTCTGAGCGAGCTTCCTTACCTCATCGATGGTGAGATACATTCGGGTTCCTTCCTCCGCCTTGAAATTATCGATTCCCCTGCATGGGTTGATCGGTATGATCCGATCCTCGAAAGCCTGATTCAGGCACGCACGCAGCTTATTGAAGTATGATAGCTTGGAGTTCCTTGCGAGTGGCTTATCCTTGAGTTTCTTGCGATAATCATGAGTCCATGCGCAGGCTTCATTATCGAGATAGTCATGGAATCCCTGCACCCATTCGGGGGTGATATCCTCGAAGGTGATCTTCTCATTCTTCTCATATTTCTTCAGGTGATGGAGGCATGAGAACCAATTACCCCAATTCCCCCGACTCTCAGGATTACCATGCCTTTTTTCACACATCGCCTTGTAATAGTCGAAAAATAGGGTATCGGGCTTATAAGCCGACTTGAACCCGAATTCCCCGTTCTGATACTCCACGATCCTCTTTGACTTGATCGAGTTTGCAAGCTGCATGGTCTGTCTATTCTTTTCCTTATCCTCCCTTGTCTTTTCGGGGATGAGATAGAGCTTCAGGAACTCATATTCCCTCTTGCCTCCGATATAGATGTCAAGATAGAGACTGATATTCCCATTCGCCAATTTCTTCTGCCTGATCCTGATAGGCTCCTTGATAGTTTTCTCTTGTGCCATAATGCGTTGAAATCTGTTACTTATGTTACTTTTCCATCTTGGGTAACAAAATGGTAACGCAAAGATAACATATTCTCAGCATACCGATAGCAAAGAATCCAAAATTTTATGAATTATTAGCAATTCGGAAAGTCCTTTATTTATGGCTATTTCCGTGCTCTTAGATGCCATCCGTATGCTATCTAAGAAAGCTCTTAGAAAAGCCTCAAAACAGTGCTCTACTTTCCCACGCAGAAGTTTTTAAAGATATTTCCTAAGACTTCGTTGGGGGTGATTTGACCGCCAGTGATTTCGGAAAGGGTGTCAAGGGTCAGGCGGAGATCTTCGGAAAGGAGGTCTCCGCTT